ATCTGCAATTTGAGATGTAGCAATAGTGCCTGTTATTTTAGCGGCAGCTACTGTTCCACCAAGAGTGTCTAATGAAATTTCATTAAGATTTGTTCCATCAGAATAAGCTGCATAAATTTTTGCAGCGTCTAAAGTAAATCCTGATCCTGACGCAGTTTTGATTGTTAAGTTTTCTGGATTAGTTAAACCAGTTGCATCAAAGATATAAAACTTTTCTATTGAATCTGGAATAGTACAAATTGTGCTTGCTGCAATTGTTGCAGTTGCAAATTTTATTACCATGTTTCTTGCATTTGATAATGTTGCGTCACTCATCACAAGAGCAAGAGTACCACCACTTGAAAGTGTTACTTGTTCAAAACCAGCAACAGCTTGTTGAATTAAATTTAAATTTGTGTTTGTCTTATCACCCCAAGTACCAGCGTTTTCACCAGTAACCATTAATTCTAATTTGAGATCGCTTGAATAACTAGATGTCATAAAAAATTCTCCTTAATAATTTATATTTTACATGAATCAAGCAGCCAAATCAACTACCGTCCATGTATTTGATACTCCTAAATCTATTTCATTCCACGGAGTTATATTCGGACTTCCAACAGATCCTGTCAATTGTATGCCTGTAGGAATAACTGTTGCGTCTCCTGTTATAGGTCCTTCTTCTCCTAATGCAGATGTCATAGAAAGCCCTGAAACACCTATCATTTGACCCGGTATTTCAGCATGGGTTCCAAGAGACATAGTAGCTGAAATTCCTGTTACAGATTCTATAGTAGTTTGCTCAAGTGAAATATTACCTTGGCTTAAAGTGCCTTGTATACCTGTTACATCAACAGGAGTTTTTAATCCACCTGTGGTATTTCCTTGTGAGGATGTCATGGATACTCCAGACACTGTCACATTTGCATCCGCATCAAAACTTAATGTTCCAATTGAGAAATCTAATTGATCTTCAGATGCAAAAACTGTTATTCCTACATCACTTATAATTGAGAAATTACCAAAAGTAGAATCTATTTGTGATCCAGTAACTGGAATAGTGCCGTCTGTAAATGCTGTTTCATCCCCAATAGACGATGTTAAAGATTGTCCTGTGACTTGCACTGAGAAATTATCTCCCCATGCAAATTCTCCCCATTCTCCTCTACCCCAACCTTCTCCTGTTAAAATAGTTTCATCTACGGTCGCTGTTCCTATACTTGATGACATTGACGATCCAGTAGTTAATGCACCAATTCCAGATACAACTTGACCTACACCTAAAGATTCTAAATTTCCAGTAACTTGAACTAATGCAGAAGTTCCTCCAACAGATGATCCTGCTGATGATGTTAATTGAATTCCAGAAGGTTGAACAGTTACATCAATACTAATTGATTCTGATCCAATTGAAGATGTTAAAGAAGTTCCAGTAACATCGACATCTATATCAGCTTGATTACCCCATGCATTTGCACCCCAACTTAAAGCTCCCCATGTTGAAGAAGTGATATCAAAAATACCACCCATGCCAATGCCATGAACATAACATAAATAATAAAAATCAGTTTGAGAGGATGGTGTTATCTCAACATAACGGGTTGTGGCTGCGTTGAAAGTTGTGGTGTTGGTATAGTTTGCCTGATTGCTTGAACCATCTAAATAATATGTCACTCCAGAAGAAATAATTCCAGAGGTGTTAGTGTTTGTAGAAAAAATTAATGGATGGTTATCATTTGATGATGCACTCTGATCAAATCTTAAAGTGCCCCCTTCTACCCAACTTACTGTTCCTGGTCCTGTAGAATTTCTAGCACCGTTTAAATAAAAAACGTTACCTGTTCCACCACCATATAGGTCTCCTGAAGCTACGGTTACTGTATAAGTATACTCTGCCATAGCTTCAGTACCTTAAATTATGCTAATCTCAATATAGCTGCCGAAGTTGTGAAAGCTGGAAACTGAATTGTGAATGTTCCAGATGTTGCAGTCTTGTCACCACCAAAATCTAATACAGCAACAGCATCAGTAGTAGATGATCCACCGTCAGTTGTTGTGTTGTAGATTAAAGCTCCTCTTGCAGTAAGAGTTACATTTTGAAAAGATAAATCAGCAAAATCTGTAATAGCTACAGATGATGAAACCTTAACACCTTGGTTAACAAGAGTTCCGCCACCAGCTGAATAGTTTGGTGATGATACTTCATTTGAAGTTGTATAGTTTGTAGTTGATTTACCTAAAGTTGCAGAACTCGTGTACATCGCTAACTTGTATGTGTCAGAAGATGTATCAAAGTCATGCTTACCTTGTAGTAATTCTTTTTTGAAAGAATCACAAATTGCATTTGTTGTAATTGCCATTATTGGTCTCCTTTAAATTATTGGTTTGGAGAAGGAGATGGTACAACCACTCTTGGAACACCATCATCGTACTCCGCACGTCTTCTTCTACCCATTTGTTGTAGGGCAAAATTCTGTACTTCTTCAGTATACTTTGTTTGATATAGGTTGTATAGATTGTCTGGTCCTTTTAAAAATCTAAAAGCCTCTGCAAGAACTCCATGTAATAACATGGACTCTTGATATTTAGCTAAATACGTTTGATTAGTAGAAGTAAATTCTGGTGGATCTTTTATATAATTAATTTGTACTGTATCAGCTGAAGCTGGAGTTGGAGCTACAATAATATTAAATTCATTCCAATTTGCATAATATTTTGGTGTGCCTTGAACTCCTGAGCCATTAAATTCTGATATAAAACTTGTATCTCTTTTTTCTAAAAAAACTCTGTCTCCTCCTGATCCAATATGTTCAATAGATCTTAAAATTAATGCATCTGATGGCATAGATACTGCTCTATTGCCAGCAGTAAAAGTTGATGTAGCATATTTTCTTAAGTCATCATAATCAACCTTACCAGCAACATCTAATTCAACGTTTCTTATAAAATCTTGAATAATAGAATCACTTAAAACATTACTATCTACTTCAGTATAGTTTCTTACTTGTGTTAAAAAATTTGCATGAGTGATTGCCATTATGAAATACTTACTCCCACTGAACCTATATTGGATATAAGTTCTCTTCTTCTATTCTGTAAAGATGGATCTTCTGGAATCATACTATGAATAGTTGTTGTTATACCGTTTGTGGTAACATTAAATTCTTGAGTTTTAAAAGCAAAGTCTCCAGGTAGTGATAAGTTAGCAACACCAACATGAATACCACCAGAATCTGAGATAGTATTATCATTTGCAAACTCTTGAGATGGTTGTTGAAATTTCATAACTCTTGGATTTTTTAAAGCAATAGCATCTGCTTTATGATACGGAGGATCCAATTGAGGATGTTTTGGCTCAAACTCAGATATATGCACTAAAGAACCATTCCATTCTTTAACCATTTCTTTGTATGGATAGGCCATCCCTGATCTATCAGATATAGCCTTAGATCTTTTACCAG